TTCCCCCACTCCCACATCTAAATAGTTACAAAGTTTATCCAGCGTCTCAAAGTTGGCCCCTTGCGCCCTTCCGTGGTACATCTCGGCCACTGTATTCCGAGCAAGACCAGTCCCTTCGATCACATCCGATATCTTTAGGCGTTTGCGGCCCATGATTTCACTTAGCTTATTCATGATCACGTCATCATCCCCCTTAGCTGGATAATAACATGTTTGATTAAAAACATCAATACTATGATTATAATAGTTGACACGTTGATTATTATGGTGTATATTATAATCATAAGGTTGATGAAAAACATCAAGGTATTGATCAAAAAACAGAGGAGGAAAAACAATGAATGATATTTTAATCACCGAGGAAGAGTTTGTGATCGAGGCGGGCAAGCATTACGAAGGCGAAACCTTAAAGACTGTTTATGCCGCACTTTCGGAGCTTGTCAATCAAAAGAAGCTCCGACCCTCCGAGGCTTACGCATACGCTCATTACAAATGGTGCCTACGCGACCCGAAAGCGATCGTTGCATACCAAGAGGGGCGTGACAAATGGATAGTGAACGATTGCGACACCGAGGTAACCGAAGAGGTGTCAATCGTCAAAGTAAATAGCGAATGGGGTTTTGAAGCAAGCCGGATTCAGATAATTGGAACACCATATTACGACGCGACTGATTACCAGTTTATCCGCTTCGATTGTGCACACATGACATGGCTTTGGAAAAATGGAAATCTGTATCAAGTTTACGCGTAACCCATACCACGCCGAGCCGGGCGGCTAAGCCCGGCGTAAGGAGGAATAAACCATGTTTAACAACCAAGAACACAAAGATGCATTTCTCAGCCTATGCCCCGGTAAACTCTTAACCGATGTCGAATGGTCCAGCCCTATCTTCATCTTCACTTCCGACGAAGAGTTACGTCGGAAAACCGCAAAGCACATCCACCCCAAAAAGCGCGAAATCAATTGGGACGCAATCTTGAAAAACGACTTTGGAAGCGGTCACTACTCAGCTATTTACTGGGCTTTCACACTTTGGGCCGGTAACTCCTGGCAGTGGAATGACAAAGGCGAGCGGATTGAGCCAATCGACACCATGAGCCGAGCGTACTACATGGATGAGAACTTACAGAGAACCGCAATAACGGCACTTGAGTTGCGATGGAGGCTCAAGGGAGTCAACCAACAACAAAGCACCCGTCCCTAGCTTGCCGGCCTAGACGAGTGCCTGAGAATGACACCGGAGTGTCACACCCATTATATCATGGCGTTCCGGTAAAATTAAAGAGGAGTGAGGTTATACGGCTACACAAATCCTTAGTTCAACCGCTGAGATTTTACTGGAGCAGGTAATGGATGCCTTCGTTTTTTCTTGCCCAAAAGTGGACAAGCAGGTGATCCGGCAAGCATTATCAGTGATCTTGGTCCAGTATGATATTAAGCCCGCGCTGGTCCCCAATGGCCACCCGGACCTAGCCGCAAAAATTAAACTATTCTTGGCAGGGAAAAAGCTCGAAGGGCTAAGTCCATTAACCCTCGAAGCCTACGCCTTAGAACTCCGAATTTTCAGTGAACACATCAACAAGGCAACCGATGAAGTAACCACCTCCGATATCCGTCTTTTTCTCGGGGGGTTCGATCACCTCAAAACTTCGTCAGTATCAAAGAAACTTTCGGTCTTAAAATCAATGTTCGGCTGGCTTGCGAACGAAGGCGTAATATCCAAGGATGTGACCAAGCAGATCAAGCCTCCTAAGAAAGAGAAGAGGTCTCCGAAGGCTCTAACGATCGAGGAACTAGAAATGATCCGGGAGGCTTGTATCACACCGCGAGAACGAGCCATGATCGAGGTCTATTATGCCACTGGAGCCAGGCTTACCGAAGTCCAGAAACTAAACCGCCAGGATATTGATTATCAGGCGATGTCGGTATTGGTTGTCGGAAAGGGCGACAAAGAACGCACTGTTTACTTTAGCTTTAAGGCCATGTACCACTTAAAGAAATACCTCATGCGCCGCACTGACGATGTGGATGCCTTATTTGTAACCGAACGCAGACCTTATCGACGGCTATCGACCAAGGGAATCCAGCGAGCGGTTAAACGCATTGCTGCGCGCTCAGAGGTAACAAAAAACGTGCATACACATGTGTTCCGTCACACTTTTGCAACCCTGATGCTTAACAACGGCGCTGATCTGGTCGCGGTCCAGGGATTACTGGGGCATGTAGATCCGGCTACAACTTTGATATATTCTGTCCTGTCCGATGAGAAACGGAAACAAGCTTATAAGCAATACCTAGTGCAATAGAAAATATTTTATAATTTAAAAGGAATATCCCTCCTTTTGTCAAAATTAGTAATTGTCCACAACTAATTTCAGGAAGGAGGGATATTTATGACAGATAAAAATTCTTCAACAACTAAATACACAAGAGATTCTTGCGATAAACCTCTCAAGGTTGCTACTCAGCCCCCGCCGCCGCCTCCGAAGAAGAAGGACTAGTAACTTCCACAAAGGGGAGCGCCCCATCAACAGAATCCTTATCTAAAATTTTTACGTACAATCCTGTCTTTGTATCAATGTATATATTAGTTATCGGAATTTCATATTCACCAACGACTTTCCTTACTTCATCAGTCTTATCAAGAAATAAGCTGCGTTCCGGCTCAAAAGGTCGGGACGCTTTTGTTATTCTCCCAGCTATTGCCTTCTCCGGTATATCGAATCTCCCGAATTCAATATACTGATCGTCGTTATTTAAAAAAACGTTTTCCCAAACTGAAGTTCCTTTAGAAAGAGCTGCTATTCCTCTCCATTTCCTGATTATATTTACTACTCCCGCAAGTAACAAATATCCCCACTTAGCCCAAATCACACTTACACAAAAGCTAACAACTAGGCTTAGTGAAAAGAACACCGCTAAAAATACCAGACTACCAGACGCATCCAGTAAGTCCTTGATAGTCCAGATTGGTTCCATACCATAAAAATAATATATATGAATTACGGCCCAATTATGCAAAATCAATGTTCCAAAAGATACAGGAAACCACAATAAAGCTGCTACAGCCGTAAATTCACCTGGAGTGTGCTTTACCACTGGGTTAATACCAAAAGACTGAAGCCAGAAATACGCCAATACTCCAGGAAGTAGAAATACTAAAGTACCGAGAAAATTATCCAACTCTTGCTCACCTCTTATTAATAATCCTTTCGGCGATAAGTTTCTTTTTCCTGCTTATTACTTATGAAATTAGGGCTAATCACAAATTGATTAACCCTAATTTGCTAGACATAATTAGTCAAATACCGGATATATCTACAAACCAGTGATACCAAGGGTTTAAGGGCATTTTCGATGGTTAGTATTTGATTATGCGCAGTAACTTTGCATCTATTGTTTTTCTAACTTACTAACTTTTTCTTGAATGTTTGCGATTTCTTCGAAAAATAATTTGCTGTCGATTTGCTGTAAAATAACAATCACGTCTTTGAGTTCATCAATTTGTTGTTGCCCAATTATACCTTCCATCTTTTCCTCTCCTTTTTCTTTCAATAATTTTATCAAGTAATCTGTGTTTGCCTTAAAAGCCTTTCCATAACGCTCAATAAGGCCCCTTGTCTTTTTGATTAGCTTATCGGTTGACTTTTCTGTACCATTTTTTATCCACCAACATTCTTCGCGCCATCTCTTAGTACAGGTTGGGATGTGTATTACATCTTTTTCATCGTATTCATCCACTTGAAATTCACAAATTTGCTTGACTTCACTAAAGTCAAAAACTTTTTCAAATTCATTGATATTTTCGTCGGTGACTTCAGTAGAGGGCATTACCATTTCAAGAATTTCGACACCAGTTAGCGAAGTTTCAAGCATAGATGCTGTACCACGTATCTCATTTTTAACGCATTTATATGTCCAATTTCTACTATGCTCTTGACCTGGTTCCGGTGCTTTCTTATACAAAAAATTTTCATTTAATTTATTAAAGTTTTCCCTTGATAATTTTTTCATTTTAAAACCTTCTTTTCTCCAAAATAATAAGCAAAGACACCCCGTAGGGTGCCATCACTTTCTCTTTTTGTTAGCCTCTTTCTCGGCCTCCGCTTCCTTCTCTTCCTCAATGAACTCCTTCATCTTGGCGTTCACCCAAGGAGATGCCCTGATACCCTTCTTTCCCGCATAATCACAAAACTCTTCGTAAACTCCAGGCTCCAAGGTTATATTTAAGGATTTCCTCGCCACAGCATAACCACCCCCATTGGGGTGATTATATACCAAATAGTGGGGCTTGAGTTGGTTGTCCTTAGTTATGCGCATAACTATGTGTTAATGCGCATAATGCGTCTACTGTTTACTAAGCTAAGGCTGCAATTGTTCTTTCAGCAATAACAATTTCTACCTCAGAGCGTATCGGTAACTCAACTCCACCGATTAATTTTGTTTCAGGCACTTGCTCGGTAGTCATACGATTTGCCATCACCAGTGTTGCGTAAGAGTTAACCAATTTCCCTTGTATAATCGTCATATTAATCCAACCTCCATTAATAGATTTAGTGTTCTTAGCTCAAATTCTGCTTGATCTATCTCGGCTCGTGTAGGCTCTAATAATGCTAGTTGTGCATCTAAAGCTATCTGTTCAAGGTCATCAATAAAACCACCCTCGGTTAATATCTGCCCTAATTCACCTTCATCTGATTGGGTAAATTCTTCCGGATCAAGAACCGTAGAGGTATCAACTACTTCGACGACTTTATTCAGTTTCAACTTTATATATCTCATTATCCATTCGCCACCCATCTAAAGGCTTTACCAGAAGCGTTCATTCCATCAGTAACGTTAGAACCCGTAACAAAACCTGTTGATGTCATACCCCCAAAGTTATCAGCAACATTTGGACTTGTACCTCTTACCCAGACTGATGCAGAACCATTGTCGTTTGCCTCGAACTGATTACTCCCACTTGTTTCAGTCGATTGTATACGTAAAAATTTAGATCTAAATCCCACCGTTATCGCCCTAGATGCCGTTCCATCCCCTGTATAGCTACCTACAGCAACAAGAGCCTTTTTATCTAATTCCACTTTCGCTCCGGCAGGAGTGACCGCTGTTGTCGTACTGGTTCCCGCTGTAACTTCTGCGACTGTGGCATACTCTGTAACACCCGCTACCGTTTCGGATGCAGCATTTACTGTAACTTTAATTCCACTAGTTACCTGCCACCAATCATTTGCGGAATCCCATTTAACGGTGATGATTGCCCCTGCTTCAATATCCCCCGTTTCTAAGGCATCGTTATAATATTTTCTTAAATCTTTCGCCCCACCACCAGCATCAAGCGTTGCCGCACCAGCATTGGCAGTCTTGCAGAATATATCTAGCGTCATACCCTCTGTATAGGCAGTTATAACAGGATCAAGAGCAACAACATAAGCGTCTGTACTCCCTGCATCTTTTTTATAGTGATGCGCATAATCTGCCTTATGTTCACCAAGGGCTTCGGCAACTACTCCCGCAGCTGTAACTCCTATTGCCGCCGCCGCATCGGCTTTTGTCTGTGCTCCAGCAGGTGTTTCCTTGGTTTCTAGGGCAGAATTGGTCTCGCTTCGTAAGTCATCTAGGTCCTGCGCAGTGGCATATACCAGGGATACGCTAATCACTGCTGACACATTCTCAGCGTTACCGATTATAGTATTAAGATTAAGCACCTCTTCTACCACGTCGGTACCCTCTGGAGGCAGATAATCAGCCAGGTCATCAGCATTAGCTACACAGTAGAGTATCTCGCCTTCATCCGGATCCGTTGCAAATAATCCGACTTCGCGAACATACATCCCTACCAAAAGTCCCTGATTTGACAGCGATGTCCTTACAGTAACTAAACCAAGATCGGAGGCTGAAATACTGGATATAGCCAGCGACATGGTTTCGTGTACTAAAGCGGTTAGGGTATTAAGTGTAGTCCCGTCCGGGAGGTAGCCGTCGCCAATGGCCGCCCGGGTATACACTATTGCGACACCAGTTTGACCTTTAGCCAATAAACTAAGCCCATCTTGAGTTAGTACCATTTTGTTATA